AGATCGGGGGCGGATGCGATTAAATGGGCGGCGGCAGGGTCGAAAGTCTTCGCGTAATGGTTGCCCTGATTCGTGATGATGACGAAAAAGTCGTCAGCTTGCGTGATTTTGAGCGGGAAAGGGCCGGGGGTGTGGTTCACAGATTGCCTTTCGCTTTGGAGATTGCTGCTCGCGCTGCGATGACTTCACTGTCTTTCTCAGCACTCCACGAAGGCGGATAATCGGACTGGATTAGTTCGACATAGGCTTTCGTCACGGCTTCAAGCGCGGATAACAAGTCAGGCGCGGAGGCGATTAAATGGGCGTTGGCAAGCGGTTCGTCCATGTGAGGCGCGAAGGCGCGGACATTAATCGTCGCGAGCGTCAAAGAGCCGTGCGTGTGGTTTAGAGACGATTCTGAGCCGTCGATGATGCTCAGTTTTGAGTGAATCGAATCGAATTTGTCGGGCTGATAATCGACAAGCCAAGGGCCGGGGGTATGGGATTTCATTGGTTCAGGCTTTGACGGTGAATGATTCTGCGAACCGCTCGCCTTCCTTGCGTCCTGATTCGGAGCCGCCTAGAACGACAGCCTCGCACGCGGAATCCGATAGCTGGCGCGCATAGGCGTTCCAGTGTTCGCGTGCGTCGCAATAGGGGATGCCGCAATCGCGGTTCAGGATATGCGCGAAGGATGAATAAAAGTCGGCGCGAACGGATTCGACCGCATCTTCCATGTCGATAGCGCGGAGAAGATCCGCGTCCATGCGGGATAATTCCATGCGCGGGAGGAGGATTTCGACGGCAAAGTCGCGTGCGTCCGCCCAGACGGAGCTGTAAGCGTTCGTTTTGAGCCACAGGGAGCCGTCCTGAAATAGATGGTAAACGGAATCGTCACCGCCAGTGCCGGCGCGGAAAGAGTCTGCAATATCGTCGGCGAAAGGCGCGAGAGTTTCGATGAGGTCTTGATCCTCGTCCGATAGAAACGAGTCCATGCGGTAATGCTGGCGCACATAGGCAAGCGCGGCCTGAGGTAGGTTGTCCGCGTGGAACGATAGCAGGATCGTCTCGCGTGCGATGATGCGTTCGATGATGGGGAGCAATTTTGGATTCATGATTCGGATTATTTGAGGAGGACTTGTGGCCTACCCTTTCGCCCTACTCTTTCGAATGGGGCGCGTAGGATAGGTCGAAAATCAGATCATTGCGCCTTCGGTCGATTGCATTTCAAGCGCGTCAATGGCTGCGCGCATAAGATCTTCCACATAGCAGTTTTCCGCCGGGTCGAGCGGGTTGGAATAAACGCACATACCAATGCAATCGGCATGATGCCAGTCGCCATCTGCGAAATAATAGGATTGGACGAACCAACAACCTACGCGATTAATCAGGTCGATCATTTCCTGTCGTTCCTGATCGGAATCCGATTCTCCAAATACGTCGAAATATGATTCCGTTTCTGGAAATGCGCGGATTGCGACTAGGCCATCAGATTCAAGGGCGCGGAAGGTTTCAATAGTGGTTTTCATTGGATGCGCGGGGATAGATTATCAGTCGAGACTTGACCAGAGGGCGGAGCCGCGAAGGCCGCTATAATGGACTTCGTATCGCGGGGGATTCGTAACGCCTACCTCGCGCCATAGGTCGAGCTGTTGGCGCGCATAAGCGACGGCGTCCGATTCGGTTTTGGACCATTGGACTAGCTGAGGTTTTGAGCCGCTAGAAAGCGATGTTTGCATGACGTAGTATTTCATTGGATGCGCGGGGAATGGGTTAAATGTCGAAGGTAATCAGACGGTAGCCTTTGCGCGGCTCAATCTTGGCTGTCATTCGCTCCTTTCGCGTCGCGTCGCGCATCGCCTGATTCCATTCTACCTTGTCACGGAAAGAGCCGTTTCCGATTTTCACCGAGACATTGCGCGGCATTTCATGCGCGAGAGATTGCGCGCGTTCTAATTGCGCCAGTGGTGAAAGATTAAGAAAGGCCGGGATTGAATCTCCAAAGCCATGCCAGAATTCATCGGACAAATCGCGGAAGATTGCGGTTATTTTCATGGATGCGCGGGGATAAATTAAAATTGCTGAATGACGATTCCGCCGTCGAATGGGACGACTTGCGTGCGGTCCTGAAGCCATTCCAAAGCCTCGGATTCAGATTCGAAACTCTGGCCGTATTCTTTGGATGCGGAGATTGCGGAGGGGTGTTCCGCGAATTCACAGCAGATGCCGATAGGATCGAGTTCCAACTCAAAACAAGTTGACTTTTCGTAGTCTTCCAAATGCGCGAATAACGCACGGCGTGCGGGGACGGTGAATTGTGTTTCGCGGCCACATAGGCGAAACGCTTCGATGAATTGGAATTCTGTGACGATTATTTTCATGGGATTGGATTTATTGAATCGGGAATCGGGATGATTCACCGCTGCAATCCACTCTTTCGAATGGACTGGCGCGGGGAGTCAAAGCGAACCGTTCGATTCGGCAATGTCGCCCCATGAGGCGATTCGATAATGTCCATTCATTCGGACGATTGTGGGCGCATAAGTGTCGCCAATGTTCAGGTATTCGACCCAAGTTCCGTTTCTAGTCTGAAAGGCTTCTATGCCGAAAGTTTCCAATAATGCGTCAAGGCAATGAAGGCGTACGTCAGAGGTTGATGGGGCATGATAGCACTCGCGCACTCGCTCATTGCCTGCGGGGAGCGATTCCAATTCGGAGCGGCGCATTCGGAAGATAGCCTTGGCCGCTTTACCTTTGCCGGGGAAAGCCGATTCAATTGCCGTAATGGACGGGGAGCGGAAGCGGGGAGCGGATTTGGTGATTGTATTCATGGGATGGGATGGGATGGGATTTACTTTGCGGAGGGAATGGGCCGGAACTCTAAGCAAGGGCCGGAAACGGAGGCGGAAACGTAATAATCGGACAGATGGAAAGCGGCCCACCGCTCCGAATCGGGAAACGGGAGAATGGCAATGCATTCGTGGGGTTTTCCTTCGTTTCGAATGCGCGGAGTTCTATCTATGCGGAGGCAGAGTTGAGCGAGTGTCTCTTTCATGGGATTTGATTTGATTGAGTTTGAACGCTGAATGCTGGCCTCCGTTTCAGAAAACCAGTGGTTCAGGATTCAGGCTTCGACCGCTTCAAGTCGCTTCATTGCTTGCCAAGTCTTACGGAGTAAATCGAGTTCGCCTAAAGTGTCCAAGTCGCAGTCGATGCCTTCATCCTGAAGGCTGGAACAAATCCCGTCCGTATCGTCGCCTAACATCGAAACGAGAACAAAGTACTTGCTGCGATTTGCTAGACTGAATTCAGCCTGAACCGCACGCCGATAGGCCAGATACTCTGAGGAGAGGCTCGATTGCTTCTCCTTTACTTTCGCCCAATAGGTTTCAACGGAAATACCAGCCTTTAGGCGAAGTACTTTCCATCCTTCGCCGTCATTGCTAAGGACGGTTCCGTTGCTACGGAGGCTGAGAGAATACTTCAGACAGTGGATGCGTTCGAGTTCAGTGCCTTGCTTGCTTAGGGTTGCCATAGTTTTATTTAGTAGGGGATTCAGAATTGTGAGCGGAAGAAAACGAAGAAAAAGGACCAGCCTGCGACGGCGTAAAGGAAGGCTGAGGCTAGGAAGGAGAGGAGTTTTTTAAACGTGGGTTTCATTGCTGCGGACAGACTAGGGGAGAGAGGGGAGAGAGTCAAAGAAAAAAACAAATTAATTTTGAAAGCGGGGCGAAAGGGGCGGAATCATTGGGGAAAACGAGTGAAAAATTTTTGAGACGAGAACCACTGGCGAAGTGAAAAATCGAATTTTTGAGAGTGGAAGAGCGGGGAAAACTCGCCTTGCGAAAGGCTACCTTGGCTTGCAAGGTACTTGGCATGAAAGGGAAGGCATGGGAAAAGGCGAAGGCGCTCTATCTGGCAGGGAAGAGCTGGAAGGCGATTTCAGACGAAACGGGAATAGTCCAGTCAACTCTGCAATCCAAGGCTTCACGGGATGATTGGACGAAGTTCAGGAAGGGAATGAGAGACATAGTTTCTACTAAAGAAACCCAATCTCTAGAAAGCCTCTCCGCTTTGGTCCGTTCGAAACTAGCTGCAGACGCTGCCAGCACGCTTGAACGCGTCGACTCTTATGACCTAGACGGCCTGAAGGACGAGGCAACTCGCGAGACGATACTAAACAGCGTAGCTAAGCGAAGCGCGCTTGTATTCGGCTGGAGCGAAGCTGGAGAAGCGACTTCGGTATCGATTAACCTATTGGGCAGCATGCCGGATCGGTTCGCTGAGGTAGTCGTCCACGGAGACAGCGCCGGCGCTACAGTCCGATAATGCATATTATCATACTATAGGCGGACATTCTATGTCCTAGGGGGAAAAGGATTGTTTTTCCATAGAATGGCACGAAAGTTGACGTAAGACCTGGCACCCCCTTTGCGGGTGGGCTTCGTTTACGATACCCCCCTCAAAAATTTTCCGTCTTTTTGACCATGTTAAGTAAAATTAAAATTGGTCAAGTTATTTCTCTCAATCAAGCTGAGAGGAAGTTGGCCCACTTCGTAGCCAAGAATCGCAACGGCAATAATCGTCATTTCAACACTACGAACTTGAAGGTAAGCGATGCTGACCCTGCGACGGTGGATCTGGAAGGCGTGTGCGGCGAGATAGCCTTCTGTAAGCTATTCAATGTCTATCCCGACATCGACACGGATCGTGAGCCTCCGCACCCGCTCTACGACGCGATTATCCCGCCTATCCCTCCGGGCATTCGCATCGATGTAAAGACGACGAAGTACGAGAATGGAAAGCTGCTGGTCGATGCGCGCAAAGGTTCGAAGACCGATGGCGTGGATTTCTATGCTCTGATGACGGGTCAATTTCCCGGTCCGTATACGTTCAGGGGATTCATCGCGAAGGAGCATATCATCCAGCCGCACAGGATCGGAACGATCATCAAGGGATACAAAAGCTACATTGCCGAGCAGAGCGAACTGACTGATAGTATTCCCAATCAAGACTTATTCTGATTGACGCGTAAGGCACCAGTGTGTCTCAGTCCGGCTATCGACCTTAAGCAAGGCGGAGGCTTGGTCAGCCATCGCAAAACTGTCTAAGCGGCAATGACGCTCCGCATCGGTCAGCGCGTAGGCCAGCCCACCATCGTTTGATGGATGGATAGAATGGCCTACCAAATGCAGATAACGTCGGTTTAATTTTTTCTCAATATGGCTTGTCCTAATGTCTTCAACGCCTTCGCCGTAGCGACTGAGTCGCTCGCGCAGGACGTCTATAAACGCGCCTCGTATCGCTCGATGTGGCTCAATATGATTGAGCGCGGAGAGTATCCTCAAGGTACTGGCTTGACCCAGACCTCGTTCACCACCACTTCCATCGAGCCGACTGCGGCTGAGGAGTGGTCGGCTATCACGCTCGCCAGTGGCGAGAACGGTGGCGCTTGCGATGTCACTTACAGCGAGGTTCCGGTCGGCTATAATGCCGTTACTTGGAGTCCTGAGCGTTTCGCCCTCAAAGGTCCGCTCCTGTGTAAGGACGATCTGACCTTCGACCATCGCGTCGAGGCGTTCTTGCGTGTGTACTTGGAGAAGCTCTCGATCCGCGCACAGCGTTCATGGGAAACCCGCTATCAGAACACCTTCGCCAAGTTCGCCATCAAGGCTGTGGCCGACTCGTCCTTCACTCAGGTCGAGACGATTCCCTCTGGCGTGAATGAGTTCCCGTGGATTCAGACCGGATCGGCTGGTCAGGCGCTCAATCAGTCCACCTCTGAGTTGACTCAAGAGATGCTGGATGTCGCGGCTGCTACACTGATCCGTAACGGTGCGACGAATCCTGATAGCTCCGGTTTCATCTCGTACAGCAGCGATGGTCCGGTATTTCCGCTATATATCGGCTTGGAGGCTTCGCAGCGTATCGCTCAGAACAACCCCGCGTTCCGCGATGACTTGCGCTTCGCTGATCAGGGAAGTGGCGCTGGAGCGGAGTTGCTCAAGCGGATCGGTGCGAACCGGGTGATTAAGAACTATCGCCATGTGCCGAATCTGTTTCCGCCCCGCTTCACTTATGCTGGCGGCAAATACACGCTGGTGCAGCCGTTCACCAGTGCGAGCGGAACGAAGGGTACTGTGTTCAGCGTCAATTCGAGCTGGACGACCGCTCCGTACGAGGCTGCGTTCATCGTGACTCCGTATGTATTCAAGAGCCACATCGTGCGGCCCGTCAATCGGGTTGGCGATCTGAGCTGGATGCCGACCAACTACATGGGCGAGTGGCAGTGGGTGACTGGTGCCTACAAGCTCGATGTGGATTGCGCCGATCCGCTGGAGAAGAAGGGTCAGCATTATGCTGAGTTCGTTCACGCAAGTGAGCCTATATTCACCAACCAAGGAATGACCATCATCTTCCGACGTTGCACAGGCAGTTTAACCCAGATCATCTGCTCGTAATCGATCAGAGGTTCATACGAAAGATCCGCAGGCGTGAAAATGCTTGCGGGTTTTTCTTTTTGGGACATCGTTGCCTCGGTTGAATCAATAGGTTGAATGTCTTGTAAATCGCCTCACAACGAGGCACCCCGTCACTGGCCCGAAAAGTTAGTGGCGGGTTTTTTATTGCCCGTTATCGCTTAGACATTGACATCCCAATGGGTCGCGTAATGCTCCCCGTATGCCGTCATTTACGATTCCAAAAGGCGTAGAAATCCCCGAGAACCTTGCGGAGGGCGAAGCGTTCCAGACTATGGCGACTATCGTTCTTGGCAAGGGCGGTAAGGCGGAGGTCATCGAGATTGATGGTGTGGCCATTCCCGGATACGAGAAGAAATCCAAGGGCAAGAAGCTGGCCGAGCGCGGTGAGGAGGAGGAGATGGAGGAGGAGGGCGAGGCTCCCGGCGGCGGCGGTTTTATCGCCGAGGTGATGCAGCGCGGCGCTGGTCCGATGGCACGATAACCGATTTTTCAATAGAACGATATGCCAAACATCACATGCGACGAGGCGGCAACGCTCATCAACGAGGCGGCGTCGCTGGGATGTCGCTCACCGTGGGAGGTTGAGTTGGCCAAGCTGGCGCTGGAGAACCGCATTGCGACGTATCTTCAGGGCGGCGGTGCGACACGCGGTGCGTATCGGTCCGTGACGACCAGCGGCAGCGTGGTGAGCGGCGATTACTTCTTGGTCTGCGATGCGACGGCTGGCGCGATTACGCTGACATTGCCCCCGGCGGCGTTGGTTGCTGGTCGTATCTACGTTTTCAAGCGCATCAATGCTGGCGCGAATACGGTGACGGTTGATGCGTACGCGTCCGAGACGATTGACGGAGCGGCCACACATGTGCTGTCCCCGCAATGGAATTCGATTACCATCATTTCGAACGGTACGGCTTGGTTCATCACTTCGCATCCGTTCTAAAATATCATGGCAAACATTTCTTGCGCCGATGCGGCCACACTAATTGCGGAGGCTCAGGGAGCTTCGTGCATGAGTCCGCGTGAACGCATTCTGCTGGAGATTGGCCTACTCTGGGAGGCGGCGACGCTTGGCGGAACGGCGGATATCACGGCGGATAACACGGTGATAAGCGCGGATGTGACGATCATCACGGCGGACATGACCGAATTTCTGTAGGTCAACGAAACATTCATTTAGTCATATATGTCAAAGCAAACCATCAATATCGGCGCATCGCCGAACGACGGAACGGGGACGCCGCTGCGGACCTCGTTCGATTATACCAACCAGAACTTCACCGAGCTGTACACGGCTCTTGGAGGCGGCGTTGGTCTTCCCGGTGCGACGACTCAAGTCATCTTCAATGATGGCGGAACGAATCTGGCAGGCGATGCCGGTCTGGTTTACAACAAGACGACCGATGCGCTGACCGTTGCCGGACTCGTCACCGCTGGCTCCGCCGCCATCACTGGCGATCTGACGGTGGACACCTCGACGCTGAAGGTTGATGCGACGAATGATCAGGTGGGTATTGGTACGGCGGCACCGATTGCTGGTTCAAAACTTGATGTTCGCAGTGCGGTTGGAACTGGAATAGAAATTCAATCGCTTAATGTGGTTGATACATCTGCTCTTGCTATCAATAACGGTGGCGGATTGAGCATGGGTTATGTTTTCCTAGCTCCAAGCACCGTGATTGCCCGTGCGGGATGCATTAAGACAATCAAGGAAAACGCTACGGACGGTAATTACGCCAGCGCAATGGTGTTTGGTGTTACCGCAAACGGAGTGGCAACCGCTGAACGGATGCGGCTCGACTCCACTGGCAACGTAAAAATAGCCAACGGTAACTTGGTAATGTCAACGTCCGGCAAAGGCATCGACTTCTCCGCGACTGCGGACGGCAGCGGAACGATGACCTCCGAGCTACTGAACGATTACGAGGAGGGGACGTTTACCGCTACGTTGAATGGAAGTGTTACTAATCCTGCAACTCTTTTAACAACAGTTGGTAAATACACTAAGATAGGCAGAACAGTAACTGCTCAGGTGTTTTTCTCAAATATAATTACTACAGGATATTCAGGAAGAATTTCCATTTCTGGATTACCATTTGCAAACGGAACTGTAGAAACCGTCGCAAGTGCTGGTTTTTACGGAGCAGCAACATTCACTGGATCTATTTTTGGATTGTGTACAGCATCTGGAACAGCTATTTCTATGTACTCATCTGTTTCTAACTCTGCATTTGCCGATGTAACATTTAACCCCGGTTCTGTTCAATACATTTGGGCTAACTTAACCTACACCGTCTAATCATATGCTCACCGAACGCACCATATTCTCTCTCTGCGAGGTTCTTCCTTCAACCGTCCTTCAGGTTCGACTATCGGATCAGATCGTCGATGGCGAAGTCGTGAAGGCTTCCACCTTCCGCCGCTATTGCTTGCCTCCCGGCTCAGACCTTACGGGTCAGCCTGAACAGGTTGTAGCGATTGCCAACGCTGTCTGGACTCCTGCCGCTGTCGCAGCCTACGCCGCCGCTCAAACCCCTAGCCCCACCATCCAATGATCGTACCAGTCAACATTGTCGCAGTGCAGTGCAACCAGAACAACTCGCTGTTCGTGACGACCGGCGTTGATTACGACAACAGCGGTTCGATTGTGGGTTCTGAGATTACCTCGCAATACACATTGAACCCCGGTGACTCGCTGGAAGGGCAGCCAACCGAGGTTGTGAATATCGCCAATGCGCTGTGGACTTCGGCAGTTGTGGAGGCTTACAAGTTGGCGAATCCGGTGCCGGTTGTGGCAACGGCTGATTCGCTTGCAGAGGCTCCGCTCGCTAACTAACCATCACGATGACGGACCACCACGCTTTTATTAGAGACATCTCAATCGGCGTCGGTGGTCCGATCATCGGTATTCTGGGGAACGCGGTATTTTCAGATCCTCA